ACGCGGGCACTAGCTTGTTGCCAATCTCCCTGTAGAGGCCACCATCAATTTCAAAAAATATCTGCAGGTTGCCAAATTCGCTATCGTCTTGATCGTAATTTTTTATTCCTTTAGTACTTTTCAATGTCCCAGCTTGATCAAACGAAAGATTGTCATTTACTAGTTTCTTTTTGGCACCATTGTTAACATTTTTATTTTCAAGTTTTGCCGAATTATTATTCCACTTCCTTGTCCTAAGCCCGTTGTGGGATTTAAATTTATCGTCAGCTTTTTCGCTATTTATGGTAATCGTGCTGTCTCCTGGAGCAATAAAATACTTGCCGCTAGGATCGCTTTCTTCGGTAACTTGAATTTTGGACGAGAGCAAGTGACTGCCAATTAGCAACTTTCCATAAACAAGAGGGACTGTCGCTCCAACGCCAATCGTGTTGGCGGGGCCACTAAAGGCGTAAGACTGTTCGCCTGATGTGGCGCGTGAAACGCCTTGCGGGCCTGTTGGATTTGTGTTTTCACCTGGCACAGATCGCCTTTGATTGTCGAGCGTCGGAACTGTCGGCTGCGGCGCTAGGAGTGTAGCTGTACCCGTCAAAATCAAACCAGCGCCTGCAACTCCGACCCCTAGCGAAAGCGCACTAAATGCTGTGCCAAAAATTAATGTAGAGCCAGGAACAAATATAGAAGCAGCTACAAGCGCAACACCTAAAACAATTTGACCAATTCCAGAAACAGTTTTGCCGCCACTGCCCATGACTACAGGTGTCAAAACTAAATCGTTTTGACCTAGCGGCAAATGAAGATCATCGCAACCAAGGCACTCACCACCCTGCACCAAGGTGTAAGCAATGCCATGCTGATGCGCTTCAATAAGTTCTTTTTGAAATGCAGGGCTATTTACGCAGAGCAGTTTGATCGCATCTGCAGGAGTACGCAAGTCATAGTATTTGTGCTCTGAGCCGTAACGCTTGCCCAGCTCACCCAGCAACCTAACGGTCTGCTGCATATCGAAAGACCGCCGCGACTCTGGAAACATAGTATCGCCTAAGAGGCTCTACCGCACTCAGCGAATCTTGGCGTTGGTGCAGGATTTGTTCATTAGACAAAAGAACAGCAGCGTGCATCGGCGTTGCCGTTCCAAGGTTCATAATCAGCACATCTCCAGGGCGTCTTTTGCTGTAATCAACCTGCTTGAAGCCTATAGCTAGAGCCTGTTTCAAAAAAATGCTTTCACAATTTTGCAAATCATCAGGGCGCTCAAAATCAGGAAGCTCAATACCTTGCAGCCCAAACCAATCACGAATGAGCGTAAAGCAATCAAACTTGCCGTACTGCCACTCCCTACCAATCAGGGTTTGATAATTGACCATTGCTTGTTTGGCACGCTCCAAATATGCCACGGAACTTTCGTTCCTGTGCAAGCACGGCGATCAGCTTCGCTAGCCGTTCCACCTTTAGGATGTGAGTGGACTATGGCCTCAACCGCGCCAAACATTGCTGCAATGGCGTAATCCTTTGGCTCAATTACAAAATCGGCACATGGGTCATCAGCGATATTGCGACATGGCCAGTATTTCCCGTCAACCACAACACCACATGCTTCATTTGGAGCGCATCTTTCCGCGTGCTGCTCAGCGTCAAATCTGAAGTCGTGCACCTGGAAAACCTCCAAATGGCAACAGTTCATCTTGAGGACCAATGCCTTCACCCTTTGGGAAACGCAGCTCACACGCCTTCAAATTTTTAGCGCATTGGTCATCTTCTGGATCAGTAACTTGCTGGTTTTGCAGGTTGAACATCTTGCCGGGCTTGTAGCCGCATTCGCTGCCTTTGTAAATCCAAGGACAATGCTCAACGACCTGCCTGCTAGGCAAACGCAAATTTGTTAGGTCAAGCTTGCCTATGAGCTCAAACTCAACTACTTCTAAATTTTCGTTAGCAATACGATCAATGTACCAAGACTCGTACCCGCCATTAAAAATTGCAGTTGGATCGGCAGTTGCATTCACGCCGCCTTCAAAATTCACAGCGTCTAAAAACTTTTTACAAGTACGGATTCTTCTAACCTCTGCTTGAAGCGGATTGTAAAAATTTAGCAATTGACTTATGCTGCCGTCGGCATTTGCAATTTTCATCTTTGGGCGCGGCAATGTGCCTTTTGTCGTTACCTCAAATCCCTCGACCTGAATAGGAACTGCAGAATATGTAATTCCACTAAACACAAGGTTTTGCGACAACTCATTGGTGCCAGCGTGATAGTAATAGACCAAATCAGCGCCATTAACAGAGGCAGTCAAATGAAGCTGAAACAGCTCAATAATTGCCGAAGGCTCTAAAGAATGAAACTCTCTTTTAAGCTTGTCAGGAGTGCTTGTCATGCCTCAAACACCTCTTCAAACGTAGCTGTGATGTTAAAAAGGTTTGAGTAAGGCATCGTTTTTGTCCATGACTTGCATATCCATTTATAGGTTTCAGTGTCATCTGGTGGCGACCAATCAAACGATTCCACACCAGCCCTAGCCTCTAAAAAATCTTCAATTGTGTTTGCGTCAGTGGCATTTCTATTTTGCCAAGTCAACTGCCAAATTTTCTTGTCTTGATTGATTCCAAACGCACTGCGTTGGCTGTAGCCTGAACCAAATTCAGCCACGCGAACTTTTGGCTCAGCTCTTTTGCTTGCTCCATAGTTTGCTGCGATATCAGGAAAAGTAGCCATCAGCTTAGAAGTCCTCCAGGCATTTTTTGTTTGATAAGCTCAGCTTTAACGGCTGCACCAAGAGCTTGTCCAAGTTCTCTGGATTGACTTGCGTCTCCTTCAACACTAGAGCCGCTTGCATCAACATTCACGATAATCCCGCCTGCTCCACCAGAAGCTTCAACACCTAAACGGCCATCGCGTCCTCTGCGCAAAGGCATGATTGCTTCAGGGCCAGCCTCGCCCATCAGGCCGGCACCATTTGCCATTGGAAAAAGCGTTGGCTTGTTTACAACGCCGCCATAGGCAAAAGGAACAATCTTGTTATTAGCAAACACGTTGCCTTTTGCGCTTGGAAATAGAGTGTTTAAAAGTTTGCCTGTGCCGAAATTAATTAACAAGTTGCCCACTTGCATCAATATGTCAGACAAAGACTCCTTAAGACTTTTTGTCCCATCAATTACACCTTCAATGGCTCCACCGATATTATTCAAAATAGTGCTGCCAACTTGTTTGTAGAGACTGTTGAGTTCATTGACTTGCTTGTTTTGCTCTGTATTCAAGTCTTGAACAGCATTTTTTTCTTCTTTTCTAAGCCTGAGGCCAGTCTTAATTAATTTATTTTGAGCGTCAAGGTCCAATTTCTTAGCAGTATTAAAATCAATTTCGCTTGCATTAAAAGCCTCTGTAATTTTTTGAATTTCTATAGCAAAGTCTAATTCTGCAACTCTTACTTTATTGCCAGTCGCAAAAGCCTCATTGCGAGCAATTGCAAGGTCAAGCAATTCCTGACTTGTCCTCTTCATCTTGTCAGCAGCTTGCTTCCCTTCATCCGCTGCTCCACTTGGAATGATTGTTCCAAGGCCGCCGCCAGCAGTTGGTTGCTGTACTAGCGTCTGGTCTCTCGTGAGCCTATCAATAATTTCATTTAACTCTTTGGCGTATTCAGCTTGTTTTCCTTCTTGTTCTGCCAACAAGTTTCGTGCCTCGTCAATTCTATCTTGAATAAATCCCAAAGGGTCTTTGCCTCCTTTAGCTTCTAATTCTTTTTGAGCGTCTAAGATTACTTTTTTTGTAAACTCAATATTCTCTTTGTTCTTGTTCAGTAGTCCAACTAACTTGTCTTTTCTTGGGTCATCGCCAATTCCAAAAAAGTTGCTCAAAGCATTTGCAGCAATCGTTATGGCCCTAGTAATTTGCGTGAACGTATCTTGAAAAAATGCGCCAATTGGGGCTAGAAGCTGACCAACCGCTTCATTTAATTCTTCAAGTGCAACTTTTAATCTGTCACCTGCTGCTTCAGGTCCCTCCGCGATGACTTTTGCATTTTCTCCGTAACGATCAAAAATTGCCTTTGCGAATTTTTGGAAGTCTTGCAGTGAGACCTTCCCATCCTCTAGGGCCTTATCAAGTTCTTGTGGAGTCAGTTCCATTGACTCAGCAAAGAGAGTAAACGCACCAGGCAAACGCTCACCAATTTGCTGACGCAGTTCCTCGGCAGAAACCTTGCCTTTGCTGAAGACCTGCGCAGTTGCAGTCAATGCTGAATCAACATCAGCAAGTGAACCGCCAGTAGCTCTAACAGCAGCAACAATGCCGTTAAAAGCTACTTTTGTGTCCTCTAGGTTGCCGCCAGCACCCTGAACAGAGGCCTGCAACTTGGTGAATTGCCGAGTAACAACCTCTTGAGGAATTGCAAATTCTTTGGTTGTTTGTTGAATAAAATCAAGACCCTCTTGATATTCAACAGCACTTGTCGTAACGCCTCTTAGCGCAATGCGCAGCTTATCAAGTCCGGCCGCATACTCTGCAGTTGCACCTAATGCTTGCCTTAGCTGACCGACCTGTGCGCCAATAGCAGCACCAACAGCAGCAGCCGCAGGGCCACCGGCAATAGCTCCGATGCCAGCACCAAGTGCGCCTTCAGGGCCACCAAAAACACCACCAGCAGCAATAGCACCAACACTTTGAGCCGCGCTTTTTAATCGCCCACCTGTAGCGGGCTTGCGTTTTTCTAATCTTGCTAATTCATCATCAAGTTTTTTGGCTTCTGCAGTTGCTTCTTTGAATTCTTTTGAACCTATTTCTAGATTGTTTGCAAGCTCTTTAAATGCAGCGCTGAACCCTTTGATATTGTTTTTAGTTCGCGCAGAACTTGACGAGAGTTTTTTGAGTTCAGAGACACTATTTTTGAGCTTTTGATTTACTGGTTGCGCCGCTTTTCCGCCAAGATCATTCAGCGCCTTACTGAGCTTGTCAATTTCGCCCTTGCCTACAGCCCTGACAATGACCTTAAGTTCAGTCGTTGCGTTTGCCATCAGCTTTTCTTGTTGAAGCAGGACAGGGCTGTGACTTCCATCAACTGCACTCCCTCAAACAGGAACGCAGGATCCTTCACTGAATACAGTTTACAAAGCCATTCAAGCGGTGCATAGTCCAACCCCGTAGGACCAGCCATCCCAACACGCCATTGCGTTTGCAACCGCAAAAACATCTCAACAATCTCCCAGTTCTCCTCCCACACCTCAAACTCAGCCGCCTTTGCGGCTTTGCGCATTGCATTGATCTCGCCAGGGTCCATGCCCTGAGCCATCAAGTCTTCGGTGCTTTCTTCAAAGACACCACCACCTTCGCACCAATGCTTAGTGGCGTCTTTTAGTTTTTTGCTTGAGCCCCAAGCAGACTCTCTGTGTATGCGCTGACCACAGCACGAAGCACATACGGATCATCAAAGAGCTGATCACGAGTTTCGCGACAGTACTCAATGTCATCGCCATCCTCGTCTTTAATGCCCTCCCAGCCTTCAACAATCTCGGAGATCAAGGCGTCATCACCCTGCTCTACAAGATCATTGAAAGCCGAGCGGCTCATCTTTTTAAAAATCGCCGTGAAGGTTTCTTTCTTGAACTTGCCGCCGTCGACAGGAACATCAACAGAAACAGGCCACTTGTATGAAGAAACCTTCTTGAGGACGAAAGTCATGAAGATCAGGTGAAGGCAATTTGGATTTCGTCGTTGCCCGACGAACTAGGCACCATCGTAGTGGGCAAGTTCAACATCACAAGCCCTTGATCTTCGCTATAGGTTGGGTTGCCAAGTGACAGACCGGCGGTCGGAGAAGTCAAGGTGATGATGTTTCCAGCAGTATCACCATGGACGATGCTCAAGTTGCCAGAAGTACCAGCAACAGCATCAGCAAAGAAGTCGTGTACTGCAAGCGTTGGAGCTTCAATCACGAAGTTTGCAGTTGCTGCACGGTCAGTGATCAGCACTTCCTTAGTGGAGTTCACCAACTCGCGGTAGACAACGTTGTTGCCCATATCAATCTCAGCAGATTGCAGAGCAAGGCCAGTCTCTGAGAAGATCGTGAAACCAGTGGTGTTGGTGTCGTTAAAGATCTGAGGAGTGGCTTGATTGTTAAACGTCAGTGTTGGTGACGCAGTATCAGTAGGAGCGTTGTACTGACCAGTCATCGTGAAGTTGAAGACTGGAATTTGGTTTGCGTTCAGGCTGATCGTGAAGGTGCCTCGGCAGCCAGTGACAATGTGGCGGATTCCATCAGTGTCATAGTGAATCGTGCAGGATTCAAAGTCGGTAGAAACCGGCGCGTAAGTGACTGAGGTATCCTCAACTGTTGAGTCATTCAAGCCGCATGCACGAAGAATCGGGTCGTACTTCGGCGCAGTACCTGCAGTGCCAGACCCTGAATATTCAACCGTGAAACTGACGACAACACGAGTGTTTGCAATCAACTGAGGGCTGTTGCCCAGATAGCTCCGAACCAAGTCACGGGAGAGCACCTCAGACTCAGCAGGGCTGATCTCAAGCTGAGAGATCTGGATGGCGTCAGCAGAGCCAGTTGGGGTGGGATCCGTGCCGTAGACGGACTCAATTTTTGCGAGGATAGACCTCACGCGGGCTAGCTTTGCCATCAGTCAGGCCTCAGCGAAAAGACAAGGTTTCTGGCATCAGTCTAAGCTCAAACTCTTTTGCGAGCCATCCTCAAGCTGATGTCAAGTCAACTCGGTCGGACCGATATTTGACTAGATAATCCATACTAACAACGCCTAGAGGAACATCCGCTTCGTACAAATTAAAGTCAACCCTGTCTGGTTCTACATCGATCGCATATCCATTGACTGTTCCATCAGTCATGATCAAATTATGCACTTGCTGCGAGAAAGTATCTGAAGCGTCGTCAGGTACGCCAGAACGCACCAGGACTGTCACCCGAACACGCATAGTCCACAAGAGCTTGTTGTAGACGTTGGTGCCGCTTGGTTGATCAGATACAGGCTCAACAATGATTGCTGGCACTTCACCGCGAGCGAGGGGCTCAACCCTGCTTCTATAAACAGTTACGCCAGTCGCAGCTTCAAGATTGGTTTTGATGCGAGCAAGTATTAGCTCTCTGCGTGTGTCAGCCATTAGTTCACCATGACAGAACAAGTGGCGCTTTCGCCAGCACCAACATTGCTAACCGTTGCCCTTACATATCGCATTGGGCGATCACTATAAAAATGAGCGTCAGTGCCGGACTGGACATGCGAATGCTCTTCTAATTCAAACCAAT